ACGGACACCTCCAGTTTGGAGGAATCCAGGGCCCTCGCCACCGGTGCCCTTGAGGCCCTTGAGGAGATTGGTGCACTTCCGAATTGGCTTCTTCCTAACTGGAGGAAGCTGATTGATTTGTGTATCAGACCACAGATTTGTGGGCCCCCCCCCTGGTTGAGGGGGGACCTACTTTTATCATTTCCACATATTACGAAAAGAGCCATTCCCATGGGGGTTCCCCATTCGTGGCCTATTCTAAACCTTTCTCAGATGTTCCATCTCTATCGGTCCATTGGACCCATAAAGTGGAGGTCTTGTAAGAAAAGTTTTTGTGGCGATGACTCTGCGGTATCTAAAATCTCGCTCAAGGACGCCCTTAAGACCAGAGAATCTCTCAGGTCCATAGGGTATGTCCTTTCTACCGGAACCGACCTTATCTCTAAGTTTTGTGTTCAATACACAGAACAACTCTGGATAAGAGTCGGTATAATCCTTTATCAGGTTAAGTTCCCCTTTATCAAGTCATTGATAAAGAAGAATCCTCCCCTGAGGCTTCCTCAGGCCAAGAGGGAGTCGCTTTTAATAGCGGCTACCTCCCGGGGGGGGGCCACCTTTCATCAAACATCAGTAGTCCACGGTCCCCTTTCGGGGGACTGTTGGTATCAGATGATTCGAAAATCTGCAAGATTGTTTTCGCATTATTGTAATTTTGAACTTATAAAGAGAGCAAAGGATTTGGATATTCCCTTATACCTCCCAATGGAATTGGGAGGAATGGGTTTTCCATCTCCAGATCAAAAAGGATTCCAGCATGTTCGTCCCTTTTTTATAAAGGGACTTTGCTCTATCCTACGGAATGATCAATCAGTTGATTTTGTCCTTAAACTCAGAACCCTTGGAGGGGTCTGGTATGACAAGGTCAACGATCCTACTCAAAGAATCATTAATGAGCTTACTGAATCATGGCTAGCTTCCATCCTTTCAAAGGATCGAAGGCTAGTTAATGTCAGCGAGGCTAATTATGACTCATGGAATTCACACTCTTTTCTGAGTGTGGAGTCTATGGAGTCATCACTTCACCCAGATATGGATCCTATTAGGATCGGTGATTGGGCGAGGTATGATTCCTTTGTTAAGGAAATTTCACATCTAACTGGAAAAATTTGGTATCCCCTTGAAGGGGCAACCAAGTTCATCGAGAATAGTTTCCGTAATGATTTTCTCTTGAATAATGAAGTGGAGAGATCCTCTCCCCTTCCTCTTAGCACTGTATCCAATAAGATTCATCTCTTTTACAGAGATGTCCTTAGGAAAGATACCTATCAAAATTACGACCTAAAAAGCATGCGCGATG